TGATAAGTTTCCTGATCATAATTTAGATCCTAAACAGATCGCTTATAGAGCAGGTCAATTATCAATAATAAAATTATTGAAACAACAACTCAACGAATAATTATGTGTATAGGAAATTTATTTAAAACACCAAAACCTCCTAAATTACCTGAGGTTAGGCCAAACGATCCACCTCCTATCGCACCTCCACTAGAAGAAGTTAAAGCAGATCTTCCTGCTACACCTACACCAACCCCAGCTAATACTTCTAAAAAGAAAACAAAAATAGTAGCTAAGAAAACAAGTAAAAAAGCTAAAGCTAAAGGCACTACTCAATTATCTACTAAAACTGCTAAAGGTACTGGCACAGCTGGTCCAGGAACTATGCAAGGTATCAACACTGGAGCTAACAAGACATACTAATGAAAAGTGCAAGGCAACGTTACCATGAACTAACAAGTAATCGTAATGCCTTCCTTGATATTGCAATCGAATGTGCTCAATTAACTATACCATCTCTTCTTACACAAGAAGATGTCACTGCAAACTATACTAAATTAAAAACACCTTGGCAATCAATCGGGGCTAAGGGAGTTACCACATTAAGTTCTAAACTTATGTTAGGCTTACTCCCTCCCTCGACTAGCTTCTTCAAACTTCAATTAGATGATTCTAAACTTGGAGTTGAGATACCAGCTGAAGCCAAGAGTGAATTAGATCTTAGTTTTGCTAAGGTTGAACGAATGATTATGGACAGCATTGCTGCCTCTACTGATCGTGTTCAAATTTTTTCTGCTATCAAGCACTTGGTAGTGACAGGTAATGCGTTAGTTTATATGGGACCAGAAGGTTTAAAGATGTATCCTTTGAACCGTTATGTAGTAGAAAGGGATGGTAATGGATCAGTTACGGAAATTGTAACTCGTGAAAAAATTAATAGGGAACTATTAGGAGAACAGTTTGCGGCTGCAACAGCTAAGAAACCTAACAGCCCAGTAGATGACAGTGGAGCTAACGGCTCTAAAGATGTTGATGTCTACACTTGTGTTAAACGTAAAGGCACAGGCTGGACTTGGTATCAGGAAGCTGATGATATACGATTACCTGACAGCTACGGTAAAGCTCCGAAGGATAAGAGTCCTTGGCTCCCCCTCAGGTTTGTAACTGTTGATGGAGAAGACTATGGACGTTCAAGAGTAGAAGAGTTCCTTGGTGATCTCAAGTCTCTTGAAGCATTGATGCAAGCCCTCGTTGAAGGTAGTGCAGCAGCAGCTAAAGTTATTTTTACAGTATCCCCCAGCAGTGTGACTAAGCCTCAAAGCCTAGCACAAGCAGGGAATGGAGCTATCATTCAGGGAAGGCCAGATGATATCGGAGTAGTTCAAGTAGGTAAAACTGCTGACTTCCGTACAGCATTTGAGCTTGTCAATACATTAGAGAAGAGATTAGCAGAAGCTTTCCTTGTCTTGAATGTACGTCAAAGCGAACGCACTACAGCGGAAGAAGTTCGTATGACACAGATGGAATTAGAACAACAGTTGGGTGGTTTATTCTCACTCTTAACTACTGAGTTTCTAATACCATACCTAAGTAGAAAGATGCATACACTCACCAAATCTAAACAGATACCAGCATTACCTAAAGGTCTAGTCAGACCTACCATAGTAGCTGGTGTTAATGCATTAGGTCGTGGTCAAGATCGTGAAGCTTTAGTTCAATTTGTAACTACAGTCTCACAAACTATGGGACCAGAGGCATTGATGAAGTTCTTGAATCCTGACGAAGCTATCAAACGCCTCGCAGCTGCACAAGGAATTGATGTACTTAACCTAGTCAAGAGTGTACAAGAAGTTCAAGCAGAGGAAGAACAAGCAATGCAGGCACAGCAGATGCAGTCATTAACTGATCAAGCTGGTCAACTTGCTAGTGCTCCTATGTTAGACCCCGCTAAGAACCCACAAGCAGCAGAGAATATTGGTGAAGCTGCTGCTCAATTACAATCTCAATTACAATAGCACCTATGTCAAAGACAATAACTTATGACCCATCTAATGATCCAGTAGCAATAGCTGAAGCTGAAGCCAGAGATTCTGAGACTTTAGCTGTCGGTCAAGAGATGCAGAAAGAACAAGAACAATTATTAGCTGGTAAGTATAAGAATGCTGAAGAATTAGAGAATGCATATATAGAGCTTCAGAAAAAGATGGGTGAAGGTAAGCCTACTGAAGAAGTAGCAACACCTGAGCCTGAGACAACAGATACCCCACAGTTCTATTCAGAAGATGGTGCCGTAAACTATGATACTGCTAAAGAATTATATGGCGATCAACTTGGTGATGTATTCCAGAAAGCTGAGATAGATCCATTTCAAATGAATCAGCATTTTGCTGAGAATAATGGTACTCTTACTGATGAGATGTATGAGCAACTCGGTGAAGCTGGTTTAAATAAAACTGTTGTTGATGCATACCTTAAAGGTGTACGTCAAGAGGTTGGTATAGAAGAAGCTTCTACTCAACCTGAGTTAACGGAGCAAGAAGTGTCTGACCTTAAAGGTTTAGCTGGTGGTGAAGCAGGTTATAATGACCTAATGAAATGGGCTAGTGATAATCTAGCTAAAGATGACATAGAATCTTTTGATGATGTCTTAGCTACTGGTAATAAGTCAGCTGTTAAATTTGCAATCAAAGCACTCGTAGGTCAAATGGAAGAAGCAGAAGGTAGAGATTCTAAAATAGTTACTGGTAAGAAACCTGTAGCTGGTGATGCTTATAGAAGCATGGCTGAAGTAGTCAGGGATATGAATAAACCTGAGTATGAAACAGATCCAGCTTATCGTGCAGATGTTCAGAGAAAGATTGAACGTTCTAACTTGAATGTTTAGTAAGCTATATGCACTAGAAATATATTTGGGTAGGCTATCTTTTGTAGGAATTGTTTTGATTTTAATCTGGGCGACCTGAACTTTCATCCTCGCCATGTCCAATTCTTATCTTAACAATGACTTCAAACGTATTCGCCAAAGAAACCCCAGCAAGAGTAGCAGTAGAGGAGGGCTACCTAGAGTCTGCTGAACGTACTAACGGTCAGCTTGCAATGATTGGTTTCGTTGCTGCTCTAGGTGCTTACATCTTTACAGGCCAGATAATTCCTGGCGTATTTTAATGTCAACTCTTACTCTAAAACAAGAATCTAATTGGCAACGATTTTGTGACTGGGTAACGAGCACTGAGAACCGCCTCTACTTGGGGTGGTTCGGTGTTCTTATGATACCCGCCCTCTTAACAGCAACAACAGCTTTTATCATAGCTTTTATTGCAGCCCCGCCTGTCGATATTGACGGCATACGTGAACCAGTCTCAGGATCTTTGCTCTATGGAAACAACATCATCAGTGGAGCGATTGTCCCATCCTCTAACGCAATCGGTCTTCACTTCTACCCAATCTGGGAAGCTGCAACCCTCGACGAGTGGTTGTATAACGGAGGACCATATCAACTTGTGGTGTTCCACTTTCTCATTGGAATCTGCTCCTACATGGGACGCCAATGGGAATTATCATATCGACTTGGGATGAGGCCGTGGATATGCGTAGCTTATTCAGCCCCAGTCTCAGCTGCTTTTGCAGTATTCTTAGTATATCCATTTGGTCAAGGGAGTTTCAGTGATGGGATGCCCCTTGGAATCTCAGGTACTTTTAACTTTATGTTCGTCTTTCAGGCAGAGCACAATATACTTATGCATCCTTTCCATATGCTCGGCGTTGCTGGGGTATTCGGTGGTGCTTTGTTCGCTGCTATGCATGGAAGTCTCGTTACGAGTTCGCTCGTTAGGGAAACAACTGGTTTGGTATCTCAGAACTATGGATACAAATTTGGTCAAGAGGATGAAACATACAACATCGTAGCTGCCCACGGGTACTTCGGGAGACTGATCTTCCAATATGCTAGTTTTAATAATAGCCGTAGTTTACATTTTTTCCTTGCTACTTGGCCCGTCGTTTGCATATGGGTTACCGCTATGGGAGTCTCCACTATGGCTTTTAATCTTAACGGCTTCAACTTCAACCAATCCGTTGTTGACGGTAGTGGTCACGTTATTCCTACTTGGGCTGATGTCGTCAACAGGCAAAACCTTGGTATGGAAGTTATGCATGAAAGGAATGCACACAATTTCCCACTCGACCTAGCAGCTACTTCTACACAAGAAGTACATTATGCCTGATCCCCTTTACGACAAGCACAGCAGAAAAGTCAATTCTGCTATGAAAGCAAGCAGACCATCTACTAAGATTAAACTTATGATAGATGCTGCAAATTTTTATAAAAAAATACAAGCCTAAACATCACGTCCGTTCATCCATTTTTCATGGACGCATGAAACCTAAGCATGGAACGGGGCTTAGGTACTAGAGGATTTATTATGTCACAAGTAGAACTTCAAGCTCGTGTTAAAGAGCAGAGAGACTTCAACAAGACAATGAAACTCAAGTATCGTGGTGTTACTTATCTCAAAACTACACACAATTAAATGAAATCTATTGCACTTGCTCTCGCAGCAACATCATTTGCGTCTGCACCTGCATTCGCTGGAGCCTACATCAACGCTGAAGTAAACGATGGCTACACTGGTAGTGAATACCAAGGTAGAGGAGTCGATCTTCACCTTGGATATGAAGGTTCTGTCTCAAGACTTGACTACTACATCCAAGGCGGTCCAGCTATCATAGCTGTCGCTGATGTAGATGGTACAGAAAATGAGTTATCAGGTAAAGTCGGTGGTACCTACAACATCTCATCTAAATTAGGAATTTATGGTGAGTTCTCAGGTGTCTCTGTCGAGGATTCTGATAACAAATATGGAACAAAGCTCGGAGCTAAGTTTAAATTCTAATGGATAACGCTATACCCACCAGTTTTATAACTAACAACCCTAAGCCTGAAGCTGTTAAAGCTAAACAGGTAGAGCAAGTTAAAGAAGCAAGTAAAGAACTCAATGATCTTGAAGAAGAGATTGGGATTGAAGAAGCTTTGACTACCTTGTAAACAAAGCAGAGAGGCACCTCAGAGTCGGACCTCTCTGTGATTGGCTTTAGGCCGAATACGTTCGATACCCTATTGCCGCAGCTGTGGTGATGAAATACCCTAAAATTTCAACAATAAAATTTCTAATCGATTAGAGTAAGTCAACATAAACATTTACTCTTAAATGGCTAATGCTACCCAAACCGCCTTAGGTAGGATAAATCTATCTACAGGTACAGGTTACGGTGGTGCTACAGATAAGTACGCCACCTATTTACAGTTGTTTTCTGGAGAACTATTTAAAGGATTCCAGCACAACACAATCGCTCGTGACATGGTTACGAGACGTACACTTAAGAACGGTAAGAGTTTACAGTTCATCTACACAGGACGCATGGGTGCGGCTTTCCACACTCCAGGAACCCCTATCTTGGGTTCAGGCGATCCCCCAGTAGCAGAAAAGACAATAGTCGTTGATGACCTATTGATCAGTTCTGCTTTCGTGTATG